CAGGATCATTTTGGTGACAAGTTTGTTTTGACAGGCGACCAGAATCAAAAGCAAAGATTTGAAAATGATAAGACAGGCATGCGTATTGCTACTTCGGTTGATGGTGCGCTGACTGGTGAGGGTGGTGACATAATCGTCATTGACGATCCGCACAACGTGCGTGAGGCTGAATCATCAGCAGTTCGTGAAGGTGTTCTTGATTGGTGGGACCAAGCTATGCAAACTCGTCTCAACGATCCCAAAACTGGTGCCTTCATAATTATAATGCAGCGAGTTCATGAGAACGACTTGACTGGCCATATACTAGCGAACGAGGACGATGATTGGGACCATTTATGCTTACCTGCTCGGTATGAAGTCGGACACCCAACACAAACAAAATCAAGTTTGTTCTTCACAGACCCAAGAACAAAAGAGGGAGAGCTTCTCTGGCCAGACAGGATTGACGATAAAACATTATCCAACCTTGAGAGGTCATTGGGTTCATATGCCTCAGCTGGGCAACTGCAGCAACGACCAATGCCGAAGGGTGGGGGAATCTTGCGAGCTGAATGGTGGGTTCCATGGGAGAGTGATGATCTGCCCGAGATTGAGTATGTGATACAATCTTATGATACAGCCTTTTCAACCAAGGAAAAAAGTTCTTACTCTGCTCGCACAACATGGGGTGTTTTCCGCATGAATGGTCAGGTTAATGCTATTGTCATTGAGATGTGGTACGACAGGGTTACATACCCAGAGCTGAGGACTCTCGCTCAAGAGGCATATGAGGACTGGGAGCCTGATGCAGTTATGATTGAAAAGAAAGCATCTGGTCAAAGTTTGCTTCAAGATTTACGTATGGCAGGTGTGCCTGTTCTTGAATATAATCCTGATAGAGACAAGGAAGCACGTGCTCATGCATCATCAGCTTTGTTAGAAGATGGAAGAATTTACTTTCCTGCAAGCAAAAAATGGGCTAAAGATTTAATAGACATTTGTGCATCATTCCCTGCTGGAGATAATGACGATATAGTTGACACGTGCACTCAAGCATGGTTAAGGTTGCGCAAAGGATGGTTCATTACTCATTCAACTGATTATGAGGATGATGAGCCAGCGGAAAAGAAGAGGATAACTCTGTATGGCTGAACAACCAATACCGTTTGCTGAAGGTGCACCACCAGACAATTTAAAAGTTGAGCAGATCGGCAATAATGAAGTTCTCGTTGGCGACCCAGAGCTTGACATCAAGCAGGACATTGATTCAGAGTTTGACTCAAACTTAGCAGAAGAGATCTCCGAAAAAGAATTAAACCGCAAAGCACAAAACCTGATAGTCAAGTATGACGAGGACAGGGAAGCTCGCTCCGACTGGGAAGAGCGATACAAAGCTGGTTTGCGCACTGTTGACCCTGATGGTGGCATGAGTGAAGAAGAAGATGCCAGAGCCAGCAGAGGCCTGAGCACTGTTGTTCACCCGATGATAGCTGAAGCTGCCACCCAGTTTAATGCGAGGTCAATCGCAGAGCTTTACCCGTCTGGTGGCCCAGTCAAAACAGTTATCGTTGGCGAGCCAAATGAAGAAACAGAAGAGCAAGCTCGTCGTGTAAAAGATTTTATGAATTATCAAATCACTCAGGAGATGCCAGAATATTTTCCTGACCTTGATAAAATGCTTTTTCAGTTGCCTTTGGTCGGCCATGCTTTCAAAAAAGTTTGGTGGGACGCAAACATGGAACGTCAATGTTCAAAGTTCGTCAAAGCTGAAGACTTTGTTGTTGCGCCAGAAAGCACAGATCTTTACACCTCGCTGAGATACACTCATGTCATCCGCATGCCCAAGAATGATTACAACAGATATGTTGAGGCTGGCTGGTATTTGCCATCAAAATATACAGGCGATGGCATTGACCCATCAGGCGATACAACTGAAGACATTGAAGGTGTTGACCCATACTCAACTTCAGATGAAGTTATGACTTTGCTTGAGATGCATGTTTATGAATCTTTTGACGGTGTTGATGGGTATGATGATACAGAGGACAACGAGAACGCTGTTGGCTTGCCATATGTCATCACGATAGATTATGACTCAGAAAAAGTTGTCAGCGTCCGCAGGAACTGGGATGCCGATGACGAGAGTATGAAGCGTCTTGACTGGTTTGTGAGCTATCCGTTTCTTCCTGGAGTCGGATTTTATGGCTTTGGGCTTTATCACCTGATCGGTGGCCTAGGCAAAGCAGCAACAGGCTCTTTGAGAGCTTTGCTTGATTCAGCTGCATTTGCGAATATGCAAGGTGGCTTTAAATTAAAGGGCAGAGTTACAGGTGGCGAGCTTCAAGTCAATCCTGGAGAGTTCGCAGATCTTGATGCGACTGTTGATGATGTAAACAAGGCAATCATGCCCTTGCCTTTCAAAGAACCAAGTGGTGCACTGTTTAATCTTTTAGGGCTGATAACAGATGCAGGCAGAAGGTTCGCAAACACAGCTGACATGAATGTTGGGGATGTTAATCCGAACGCACCAGTTGGCACCACTGTTGCCCTGATTGAGCAAGGCAGCAAATCATTTTCAGCGATTCACAAACGCCTGCATTACGCACAAGGTCAAGAGTTCAAGTTGCTCGCAAAGTTGAATGCGAAGTACCTGCCAGAAAATTTTGACTTTGCTCTGTCTGGCTCCTCTTCAATTATTTATGCGGCTGACTTTAATGATCGCATTGACATCATACCAGTCAGCGACCCAAACATTTTCAGCACTGCGCAACGCATCGCACAAGCCCAATCAATAATGCAAATGGCCAATGCAGCACCTCAGTTGCATGACGTGTACGAAGCATACAAGCGTATGTATGAGGCGATCCGCATACCTAACATTGACGAAGTTTTGAAAAAGCCTCAAGAGGCAGTCAGGCTAGATCCTATTGATGAGAACATGAGCCTTATGTATGGCAAGCCAATCAAAGCATTCCCAGAACAAGACCACGACGCTCACATAGCTGTTCACATGCAGTTTATGCAAGATCCGTCATTGGCTGCAAATCCAGGAGCAAGAGCGATGCAACCTTTGCTTATCGCTCACATAGCTGAACATGTTGCGTTGTTATATCGCCAGCGCATGCAATCTGCTATTGGTGTTCCGTTGCCATCAGTTCCGAATCTGCGTGACCCAAGATTCTCGTTTGAGGATATCTCACCAGAGATGGATATGATCATAAGTCAAAAAGCTGCAGAAGTTGTTCAGCAGTCACCTCAAATGGAGCCAATCAAAGCTCTCGCAGGCATGGCCAAACAGAACCCACTTCAATATGCTCAGCAACTTGCACAACTTGAAATGCAGTCACTGCAGCAAAGAACGCAAGCCCAGATTGAAGCTGATGCAGCCAAAGCTCGCAATCAGATGGAGATAAAGCAAGCTGAGGCACAACAAGACATGCAAATTGAAGCAGCAAAAGCTAGAGCTGACCTTGAGGAAAAAGTCAGGAAGCTTGAGGCTGAGTTGCAGCTTGAGAGGGAAAAAGTTTTAGCTAAGGAGGTCATAAAACGTGGAGATGGTTAATGGCATGCCGATGTTGCCAGACGAAACTGTCAGGCAGCTTCAACAAATGATTGAATCGGGCATGAGTCCTGATCAAGCGATATCTATGATGACCCAACCAGTCCAGCCTGAAAAGTTTGGCGGACGCAAACAGCCGATGGGTGCATTGCCTCAAGCACCAGCACCTATGCAACAGAATCGTCAAGCACCCATGAATCAAAATCAAATGGCACAATATCTGCAGAATAAAGTTGCAGAGATAAAAGGTCGCATGGGATCAAGGATGGGTGCATTGCCAATGGCAGGAGGTATGAATGCCCAGCCACGATAAAAACAGAATAACACCTGAACAATTCAGCCAATTATCAAAAACTTTTGAAAGTACAAATCCATTAAGTGCAGGGCTTTTTAATTTAGATCCTTTAAGTAAAGGCAATGTAATCGGTGGTTTAACGAGCTTGACTGCGAGAGCTATTGATGCGACGCCTATTGGTGCTTTGGC